TGCCATCCTCGGTTGCGCCATAGGTGGAGCAGAACCCATAGGCTGCATCGAAGCCTGCATCGGGGGAACCAACGCACTCGTCTGCTTCTTCGCAGACATGAAATTCTTAAACTGACCGCGACCCTGCGCACTCCCGCCAAACGCACTCCCCAATCCCTGCTTCTGTTGCTGACCAGCCGTAGGCTGCATCGGAGGAACAGGCATCGGACCACCCATAGGTGGCATCGGGGCAGGCGCTCCACCCATCGGCATCGGTTGTCCCATTGGGCCTTGAGGTGGCGTCATGCGAACATTCATCTAAAATCTCCGCTATCAATTGACGCAATCCTAACAATTTATCGAAATTTAATCAATCACCTCTAATAAACCATTCTCAATCATGCTTTTCGCCAAGGCATCTCGGCTATGATAACAGTAATTCTTACCATTCCACTCGCAAAACGAAATCGCACTTTCGCGCAAATAATCACGCTCACTCTCAACACAAACCTTATAACGCTCCTGCATCACAGGAACTACCTCGCCAGCCGTCTGGCCCCAAAACTCAAAGTAATCCCCAATATCAACTACAAATTTAGGCATCATATTCTCCTTTTCCCCAAGCGATATGGGTATCTATGGGACAAGTCAACGGATTTTTTGTGAAAAATTTTTTTGACCCCCTATGGGTCCCATACGCAGTGAAAAGGTTTTTGCTGGTGATTGTTCGTGGAAAACACTGTGTAGTAAACACCGATAACCGATCTTGTATTTGGGGGTGTTCGGTTTATTTGCGGTCCCGATCCCGACCAATTGTTAAAATTGGCAAGGGACCCGAGACAAAAAAAAGCCCGCGCAAGCGGGCTAATTTCGTTTTGTTGCGCTGCCCTATGACAGCGCGTGTATTCTGTCTTGCCAATATTCGAATTGCTCATCGGTCAATGTTGCGAATATGGTTTCGGGTAGGCGTCTGTTCTCTGGAACCATCGCATCGGGTTGGCCTTCGCTGTATTGCGTCAATACTTGGTATCGCGTCCAGTCTGTGCCGTCTGAATAGCTGCGGCCTTGTGCCTGTTGTGTGTGGGTCACGATTGCTGCATCATTCAAACGGTCACGCAATTCTGAAACGCGGCGTCTGACATCGCCCTCGGTGCCACCCATTGCCGCGATAATTTCGCGCGTGGTCGCGCCGCTCTCTGTGCGCATTAAATCATATTGAATTGCAATGCGTGTGCCGCGTCTGAAAATTTCATTGCCTCGGCTCGGCGTTGTGATCGTTTGAGCTGATCCCTCAGCTACTCGGCCTTGTCTGGTGCTGTAAACCAAGGCTAAAAGTAGTCTTGCCCATTGGCGCGTCTTTTCCATTGACCATGTGCATTGGCCTTGGCGAAATTCGATAGTTTTGTATCCGTTCCATTGCTGCAAGTTGATAACGTGATATTTGCCTTGACCTATTGCGCTGCAAATTTCCTCAACGGTGTTTGCATTTTCAACGCGTGTAATTGCTCGGGCTGTGATTGGCTGACAGTAAAAAGCGTTGCGGCGTGATGATGGCAACATGCTATCAACCGTAGGTTGATTAGAATACATGCGTTTCACTATGTCTTTAACTGACAATGCGCACATTCTGTCTTTAAACCATCTGCTGCCGCTCAAATATCCGCTGCTGTTTGATGCATGGCGAATGCTTGCTTCTGTAAATTCTTCAGCTGTTATATTGTCCTGCAATTCTGCTGCTGAAACGTGAACATGCATCCCTGCGGTTTCAGATGATCCATTGCTGATGTGGTTTGGATCGTATGCATTATAACGGTCTAGGATTTCTGACGCTGTTTTGAATATTTCCCATGTGCGGTCACAGTCTGCCATTGGTGGGAAAACTATTTCCCATGTGCTGTCATTATGATTGCGTCTTGGGATGCTGACATCTGATTTTACTTTGACGCAACCAATACCTGCTGCCTCAAAATCTCTGCGAATTTCGCCTCGGGTCACTTCGCCTCTGAAAGCCAATTCCCATTCTACGCCAATAACATGTATCATTTTGTATTTCCTCTTTACTAGGTTTATGCTGCGGTGCAGCGAATCAGTAGGGCGTTCCCTGCCCATGCCCTATAGTCCCATATATTCCCATATGGTTCAAGCATAAAATGCACTAAAAAACCGTTTATTTTCAATAGGTTATACGATTTTTTCTGGCCTATTTTTGGCATAAATCGAACAATTGTTCGGGTTATTTCGAAGATTTTGTGTGTATAGGGGGGAAATAGGGGGGAAGATATTTAGGGATAACATAAAAAAAGGGTCCGAACCCGAAAGCCCGAACCCCGATAACCCGAACCCGAAGCCCGAAGTTATGATTCCATTGTGTGCGCTAGTGTTTTCATTGCGCTAGTCTCAGGGTTGCCGTTGTTTACGATGAACGTGTAGCGATGAACGTTGCAAGCAAGAACACCGAAGCGTTCAGCATCATGGTATCTCATGAAGTGCGGCTCCTCATCCATATCAACTGGCTCGGAAGTGCCGTAGTTTTTCAATGCCCACTGGCAAAAATCTTGGAACGGCTTTTCATCCTCATACTCGAACCCGCTAGTGTCATCATAAAACAGTGCGGTTGCCCAAAAGTCGGGTAGCTCAAGTGTAATTGTTTCCATTGTCTTTCTCCTCAACTAGACTAATCCCAATATATCCCACGCTATATTATATGTCAACACAAAAAGATAAAAAAATTTACCCAGGCCGTGCTGGGCGGAACTGCCGGGGAAGTTTACCCGGACGAACAATTGTTCGGGTTGTTTACCGGGAGCGAGTTGGAGCGCCGGGGGAATCTTCCGGGCGGGAGATGCCGGGTGAATCGCCGGGAGTCCATGTTCCCTCCTCATAACCCGAACAATTTTTCGGGTTGTTGTCCCCGGCAAGTTGTCCGCCAGCCCGAATCCCGATAAATTAATCATTTTGTTAAGGTCAACAAAATGATATGTCTATATGTAGTAGAGGCGCTGGAAAGCCCGAGGAGTAACCCGAACAAATTCCCCAAGCCCGACCCCGAAACCCGAAACAACCCCACCTGACGGCCCGATTCTGGGGCGCTGCGGCCCCGCCAGCCGACCCGCACGGTGTTTTCCCCGACTTATTCGGCTTCGCCGCTACAATCTGTTATAGGGATTTGTTCGGATTTTGTGGGATTTTCTGCGGGTGTTACGTCAATCATTCGATTTTTAGCACGTTCCATAAATTCTTGCAGTTGCTCAACGATCTGCTCGCGGCTCATATTGTCAACGTGTTCGTGTGTTACGTGGCTACGGGCAACCATTAGCCCCGTTACCTTTAGGCGCAGTTCCTCGGCCTTGATTGCTGCTGAGAAGTTTCCCTGCTCCCATGCTTCATCTCTGAGTCGCTGCATATCCCGAACAGATTTGGTTATTGTCACGCCGTACTTGCTTTCGAGTTCCTGCCGCATTTCTTCCATGCGTTCCTTGACTCGTGGATGATTGAGAAGCTGCACGGCTGACACGTTCGGGTTTTTGTATCCTGCTGCTCGTGCTGCTGCGGTTTGCGTCATGTCTTTGTGGATGTAGTTGTCAAGAAACTTCTGCTGGGGAGGCGTTAGGCGCTTCGCTCCCTTTTCGATCTGCTCACCTACTTTTGGCATCTGCTGGCTCAACCCGAATAATTTATCGTGTTGTTAGAATACCGCTGGGCGCTCGCTGGTGCAAGCCTAAAAGTTCCCAACATTTCCCAAGCTACGGCAGTTTGTCGGCTCGTCTATTCTACGTCAGGGGGGAATGGGTTTATTCCCCCCCTATATAGGGGGTGACGCAGTTGACGTAAAATAACCCATTGATTTTATTAAGTTTTTTACGTCAAAACGCAAAGTTGACGTAGTTGACGCAAACGGGTTAAGTCTTTGATTTTATTGTATATTCTACGTCAGCGTCAACCGCGTCAGGTTTTGACGTGAAAAAAGTTGACGTAAAAAATCGTTTAAAATCAATGGGGCAAAAAAGATAAATTTTTTTACATTTAG